GGTGGAGTAGTGGGAGCGGCTGTAGTATTATATCTGCGACTGAAATACAATGCCTTCGCTTCTTTCATCTTATGATACTTGAACATCATCCTGCGAAGACGGTCAAGCTCATTGGAATATCCACGAAGCTTTGTCATTGCTAACAAAGTTCCCGTTACCTGAACGGGTGTTTTGAAAATAGCCGCTGAGTTCCAGACAGTCTCCAGTTCGTCAGACCATGCAGCCGGATAGGTTGAACCTTCCTCTGCCGCAAAGCCCACAACAACAATCACATCGCCATCGATTAACGACGTTGGCGAAGATTCTGTCGCTTTAACAGAAATTGTCTGTTGATCTGTTACTGCCTGAACAAAAAACTGTGCTTTCCGTGTTGCCATGGTTGTGTCGTAGGCTTCTAATAGAAGACCTTTACACAAATAACCAACATTATCACTACCACCGGCTGTTTTTTCAACAGTCATAGCAGTATTGGCATCGTTAGTCCATGATTCGGAAGCACCACAATAAAAGACCTGATTCAACCATTGACCACGATGCTCAAATAATTTGAAGTTCGGGTCATAGGTCTTTTTTCGCCCAAATCGTCCCAATACGGAGATAAAGGGCGTAACATCTTTCCACAACTCATCTACGACTTGTGGAGAGAGATAAAAATCCCGTCGGTCGGTATAAAGTGTACCTGTGGCACTGGATACGAATCCAGTAGTAATTGTACTGCCAGTTATACTTGATTTTATACCAGACCCAATTGCAATAGCCATAGTATCCTCCCGGGATTAAAAGTCAACCTCCTGGGTTTGTAATAATCCCTGGTTAAATTTTTGTTCTTCGTTTAACTGGGGAGGGTTTGCGCCTTGTCCAAGAACAACCGAAGGCGGTATTTGTTGATTCTGCATTTGGTTAATACGCTGCGCCAACTGCTGTTGACCTTGTGGAGTATTAATCAGATTAGGATTCATATACTGCTGATTTGGTGATCCCATTGGTTGATTACCCACATTTAAACGCTGAATTGTTGGTAACATTTGTTGCCTTAATTCAGGATGATTTAGATAAAATAACCGGATAAGATTTGATTCATTCTTAGACTGAGGGGCACTCATCTCCCTTATAAATTGATCCGCAATATCAACTGGTAAATCATACTGAGCCACTAAATTATTCTTTAATTCTTGTTTAGCCACTGATTCCTGTTGACGTTGCTGAGTAGTCTGGCGTTCTTCTCTTTGCTGAGTCATCATATTCTCTATCAAACTATTTTGATATTGAATAGTCTTATTACGCCAGTTTTCAAGATCGTTCCTATACTTATAGGATTCAGTTCCCGATTCACTTGCTTCCTCCAGATTGTAATCAGCGGGAGGTTGTGGTTGAACGGGAGCTTCGATTTTTTCACCTTGCGAAGCAGTTTCAAGAGCGTCTAAGAGATTTGGATTCTTTTCGATAGCATCAATTAAAGGTAAATAAGGATTTATCCTTTGTGTTTCTTGCTGTAATCTCATATTCTCATTACGCTCTTTGTCATACTGACTCTGCCAGTATTGATAACGTTGCTCATCAGTTGTCTGCTGTGTCTCAGGTGAAGCAATCTGTTGAGGCTGAGCCGTTTGCTGGGGTTTTGCCTGAGCTGCCAATTCCTGTGATAAGGGATCGTTAGGGTCTAAGGCAAAGTCCGCAAATTGCTCAGGAACAATATCTGCCATCGGTTCTTCTAAAACCGGTTGGGTTGTTGCTGGAACAGCATTACCATCGCCACCCAAAAAGTCGTGAGTACCGGGTAATTGTTCTTTATTAGTCATAATTTCCTTTCTCCAGTGTTTGTCATAGACAGCAACACTTAGATACGATTCGGATTTTTATTATCCGACCGTGAAACGTTTTGGTTCGCCTTCTGGCGTTCCGTTGTTAAAATATCACTCAATCTCGCATCGAAAAGTTGTTGAGATGAACCAGCTTTGGCAGCAAGACCACCTATCTTTGTCTTAAACTTTTCCACCTCAAGTCGTTTTCTATCATGCGTAGATTCACGTTCTGCTGTTTGTAAATCTCCTTTCACGTTTTTAAGTTCATCATTAACTCTCATTAATTCCTGTTCAAGTTGTTTTACATAATTCATTCTTTCCAAAACACCATCAACATCGACTAACTCAGTTTTCTTCAGAACTTCAATCTGATCGATTAATTTCTCTCTATACATAGTCATATAATAATCGAATTGCGCCCATCTGTTACTCGGCAAGGACGAACCACCTTGTATTCTAAAGTCATACATCCCTATGGATATATCATTCATTCGTTTAATTTCATGGGAAAAATCATCAATACCCATATAATTCAATCTAACCTCAGAAATCTGTCCTGATGGTTGAATGATTCTGAATGTTTCTTCGTTGGTATAGTATTGTTGCATCATTTTGAATAATACCCTGCCAACAGCACCCAATGTTTCTTCGATAATTCTCAGTTTGGCGCTGATTTTACGTTGAGCAAATTCCTCCATTGCCATTGTGCCACGAAATGTGTCAGGCGCATTATCGGTAATACCATGAATAAGTTCAGGAACACCAATTTGCATCTGAATGTCTTTTTTCCATCGATCAACATTATGATAAAGTTCAGTAGGCAAGGGAAGCATTTGTGGGGTAAATGGTGTTCCATATTCAGGATTAAAGGTCATAACGGCATCTGGTTTCGCCCATTCATTGCGGGCAACTTTAATGTCCATTGAACCTTCTGGTATTAATAATTTTATGTTAGTTGCGGCTGAGGCATGTGCGATAATCAATGAATTTGTTTTGTTGATATACTCATTTATCCCTTTGGCATATCGAACATCAGATTCAGGATAGGGAGTCCGATTCCACTTATTAACAGAAAACTTTATAGGATATTCGTCAATAGATAACATGTGATGAAACAATAACGTTTCGTAAACTGACACATATCTAAAACAACGCTTCATAAAACGTTTATAAATTTGTATTTGACCAACTTGAACGAGTTGTTCTCCGGTTAATACCTGAATGTCAGATATTTCACCAATCGACATTTGTGCCATTAATGATTCAACCTGTTGGGTGTCTTCCATTGAGAATACCTTATTACCAACAACATAAAACTGTTTCATTAAATATTGCATGATCTCTTTGTCGGTCATTACAAATTCTTTACCGGAAAATATTTCTAAAACACTATTTAATTTGACCTTCTTCATAGTATAGCGTTCAACAAATAAACGGTATTCAGAAGATACGTCTTCATAATCTCCGGGAAATACCTGTCCTTCGCCGGATTCACGTGTTGTTGAAGGAAAAATAGTATCGGAAGTTGGCGGCGATGCTATGATTTGTGCTTCAAAATCAGGATATAAAAAAATACCTTGTTTAACTGTCATTTTACGAGGTATTAATATATGGTCTGAATCCTGCATATCTCTGCGTCTTGTATCTGGACTTACAACAACTTCTAATGGGTCTAAATCCATAAACATAACACGACCCTTTCCGTTTGCCGCAAGAGGATCGTAATAACAGATAAATACACCCATTGATTTTGTTAGAAAATCGTCAATATGATTTGCCATCATTTGTTGACCATCTGAAATATCATAGGCGTATTCAAGCAATTTCTCAGCCATCTTAGCCATCTTAACATCGGTGTCTTCACGTGGAATACCAATAAAAGACGGTCTTTTGGCTGTCATTAAGGCTTTTGCTTGTTCTATTGCAGGATCGATTTGATTTAAAACAACAGGAGAACGTCCCCTGTTTTTGAGCGCTGTACGTTGTGAAGATGTCCATTGGACATTATGTCTAAACTGTTCATCTTCACGTACTTGCGATGCCCAATCTTCCCGCTGACTACCACGCCAGCGATTGTAGAGTTCCATCGTCAATTGCGCTTCGGAAGACTTCACATTTTCCATAGACCCCTATTAAAAAGTGTCACTTTTTTGTGACATGTCACATATTTGTGACACTTTTAGTATAGGTAACTAAATGGATAAAGTCAAATATTTTTATTTAATTAGGTTAAATGCTATTAAGAGATTACTTTATTAATTACTAATAATTTTGTATTGCTCTTGAGATTTTATATTGTCAACCAATCACCACTGTCTTTTGTGTCGTCATCAATATCTACAACATAACCGCCTTGTTCTTCCATGTCAAAGATTTCTTCTCCGCTATAATGTTGAGAATGATAGAGACAATTCCACAAGGCATCGAGACAGTCAGGTGAGCGTTTCGTTCTGTGGATTGTGAGTAATTCAGTTCTCAACGCCTCCATACTCTCTTTAATGTACAGGCGTCCTGTTTTGGCAATCCCGACGATTTTATCATGCCGGCTATCCTTACCAAGTCTCGGTTTAACACCTTTTTCAAGACCCGGGATATAGATACCCTGCTCAGACATTGTATCTTTAACAAGTGAACGCAAGGCTTCTTGATAAGCGATTGTTTCTATTGTTACTCTTTTGGGTGCTTTTTTATATTTAAGGTAAAATTCAATAATATGGTTTGCTTGTTCAGTAACTTCTATTCTTGCCCTGAGATATTCGACAACATAAACACGTTTAAGTGAATCAATTCCAACCATCATATCAACAAAGTAATCACCCTTATCTTTATAAATTCCGGGTGCAGGATCAATCCCCTGATAAAGATTAACCGGTCGAATATCGGTAGGTGAGAAGATAATACAAGGAATGCGGTCTATTTCCATTACTATTTTGTTTCCACAAATGCAATTGCTAATTGACTTTCTATCATATTCTCATAAAGGTAGGTTGGTTTTATTAATCTAAAAAAAGATGGATATATACTAAATATTTTCACCTCATCATCTTTTGTTGGTAGTCTTCCTGCTTGTTCTACAAAACCAGACATAAAATAAGCACTTCCTGTTTTTAATTCTTTCCCAAAAACCAACCCCGTTAAAATTGTCTCTAAATGTTGTCTTCTTTCTTTCTTGCCGGAACCACTAAAATACGTAACAAAATGTTGTGTTCTGAGTATTTTAACCTGTGTTGAAAAAGATTTAGATAACGGCATAAATATCTCAACTTCCAAGCCACTGATTTTGGTAAGATTTTTCGTTTCTAACCATTTTATTAACCAACCATGGTTATCTTTTATAAACTTATCAATAAATTCCCTATTATATTTTTTTGATTTATCCATTATTACCTCCAATCAAATATTAGGGGGTTCTGGTTTTGGCATCCATCCTATTACAAATTCAGTTACAACCAATAATAAATCACTTGAATCCCATATTAACCAATCATCACCATCCCAATAAGCAATATCGCTTTGTCTACCCGGATGTTCGTGTTTGGTTATTGTATTTTTATCTCTGTAACATACCAAAACTTCCTCATTTGTTGGATACCCGGCTTCCCGCCAATAAAGTTCATTGTAATTTGCTGGCTTTTGTTTACACATTATTATTTCCTATCTACAAATTGGTTCCTTGATAAAGATTAACCGGTCGAATGTCTGTTTTAGAAAATACGATGCAAGGGAGTCGATCTATTTCCATTCTAAATCAATCCATGATTTTGAATAGTTGTTTTTCATTACAAAAGCCA